TGAGTGCGAGAGCCTTCCACATCTTAGCTCCAGAAGGTAAGTCTTTTGGAAGTTTCCCTTTGCCTTTCACGCCTGATAGTGCATACACCTTAGCCCAAGCCATACGACGCATCTTCTTGGTAATGGTAGGATGTGTGTTGATGGTACCACCCTCGTTGTGAACAGCTGCGTAAGGCACAGGATTGGATATTGTAACTTGCCCAGGCGATGGTTCGCTCTCTATTGAACGCATAAGATGGTTGCGTCGAGAGGTAAGAGGAGAATACTTTGCGTCCTTCGTGTTACCGTCCTGTCGTTTCGTACGTTTCCATTGGTGAACGCCACCATCCGTGAAGCCACCATCTCGGAAGTTCTGTTTGAAGTGGTTTGCAGCCACGACACCAACCTTTCGAGGGAGTCTATCCGTCACCTCCTTTTGTATCTCATCTTTGACACGTGAGATACGCCTTTCTATTTCTTTTGCATCCATAATATAATTTTCCTCATTTTTATTTTGTGGAATGAGAACAAATATCTATCTTTGTGGTGTGGAGGGAGCGTTTAATCCCTATTAGGACACGTCCTCCATTCCAACCAGAGTGTTTACTCTGGTTTTTTTATTAGCAATATTCCCTTATTATTGAGACAATATATCACTTTAAACTTTCGATATTGTGAAGTTCCTCTCAGTCCATAAAATTTATTATATCCTTCTTCAAAGATGGAATAATTAAAATTATCATTTGGGAATAGCAATACTGCGACTTCTGTATTAGGCTTCGATGCACAATGTTTCAAAGCTTGTCTAATGTTATTTGAAGTACCCGTTTCTGCACCAGCAATTTCAAACAACATATTATCCCAAGTTCCTTCTGTATTCTTCTTAAATAATACAGTATGATCTTCCTTTTCCAAAACTACTTTATGCCCATTCTGAAAGCCAACCTCTTGAACAGTTGTCTCATACCATCCTTTTTTCTTATCAAAGCTATGTTCAACATGTGTCGCTTTAAGTCCAGAACTCTTGGCATCAAACTCCACATCTTTGTATAAAGGGTTATCTTTATATTCAAGATATTCATTTCGTCTCTGTTCTCTTTGTTCAGATGGAATGGCAGCATCTACATAAGGACAATTATAACAATCCTTCTTCCTATTCATGAAGAGGGTCATAATCCGCCCTTTAACACCAGGTTTATAAAAAGGACATTGACTACACTTATCAGGGAAATACGGATGAGTGTCGTTGAATATATGCCCATCTTTACCCGGGTTGTTTTCAAGTCCTTTTTGTGGCAGAGGAGCATCCATATCTACAGGACGATTTACAGGATCATCAGTAGCTTCAAGGGAACACTTACAGTTCCATCTGTCACCGGGGTGATGCGTGTTCCAAAAAGGATCATCAATAGGCAGGGTAAGCTTCGCCATCCAATAGTCACGATGACTCCCTTCAGGACTTGGTGAAGTCGTCGGCATCCATCGTAGGTTCGGCAGTATATCCTTGTTACGTTCAAACTCACGCCAGTCTGCAGCGTTGTGCGCACGGATAACAGCAGTGTCATACTCTGTACGAAGCCACGCACCGACGTGATGCGAGGTAATTCCCTTTACATCATCTACCCATTGACTGAAGGGTTTCAGTTTACCGTCACTGTCCAGCAATTTATTTGCGACCTCTCCAGCCAATGAATGTACTTTGAACGCAGCGAAAACCTCATTAGAATGGCGCAGGGTACGATAAAACTCCTCATCATGTGTACTTGTAGCATTGCTCTGTGTAAGTCCCTCCACAGTCGCCTCATTGATAACTTTAACGACAGCAGACCATAATCCGGGATCAATGCCTTCAGCTAATTCAGGCTTGTTATGGATTCTCTGTAGAAAAGCCTGCACAACATTAAATGAGATAGCTGGGCTTTCGTTGTGGAAATGACTATGACCAGAGCAAGAGCAATGTTCACCATAATAGAGCGTATCAATCATCAGTTTGCCCCTTTGTCTGGGGCGAGTCCGAAAAAACTTTTCAAATGCTGTTTGAATGCTGTTTTATCAGTGTTTTTGTCTTGCTTCTTTTTGTCATCATCATTAACCTGTAAACCAAGTTGCTCTCTGAATGCAACCTTTGCAGCCTCTTTCTCCTCCTTCAGCTGTTTGTAGTTATCAGGCTTAGCTACACAGAATGTCTCATAGAGGTAGTCGTCATCAATCGGAAGACCCATTGACGATAGCTTCTGAACGATGTCTATCTGCTGAGCTGGGTTAATCTTGTCTTTCTTTGCATAGACGAACTCGCCACCTTCCACATTGAAGCCAAGTGAGGCGAAAATAGGTCGCATATCATAATTGAGAATATCAAGAATGAAATCACGATCATCAGAGTTCATCTCATCCTCTTCCTCCTTGTGTACAGAACCGAGCGCCTGCGTTCCTGTTGACTTAGCGTCTGTGGTGAGCGTGTTTCCCAGCACACGTATAGACATCTTTGAGTCCCAGTACTCAGCAAAAGTTCTATAAAGGTCGCTGGAACCAGTCTTATTACCAGCCTCTACAAGTTTCAGCTCGCTTTCTTTTGGATGGATGTATGCCGCGTTTGCACCCTGTCGGCGTGCATCAGCGATGACACGACGGCGTGCGTCTTCGTCTCCAGCATCGTAAGTGTACTCACGAATTGGCATACCAAAGATGTTACAAAACTGTGCCCAGTCTGACATATCACCACGCTTATAGAGTACAGCAGGCAGAAGTTCTGCATAAATACCAAGGTCACGTTCGCTCCCAACGAAAAGCATATCAGGGAAGTCATCAATAGGTACTCCATCCATTGAACCTTGATACTTGAGCAGCTTACGATGTATAGGATCATAATGCTTGCGATTGATAAGGTCATAACGGATATTACCTTCCTCATTGAGATAGAACTGTACAAGTGTAAAACCCCAGAACTCTGACATAACAAGGTCTTTCCTTAGCTGTTTGAACCAAGGTGATTTTATTTGCTTGTTGATTTCATCATCAGGTACACCATTTCTTCTAAACTCAATAGGAATCTTCGTAACACCTCGCATACGTTTAGCAATGACTCCAGACAGGTGAAGGTCAAGAGAAGCACTGTCATACATATCGTACAGACGTGCTCTATTGGAGAAGTCTATTCCCCTTGCAGCCTTAACAGATTGCATATACGCATTCATGTCAAACATGAATATCTCAGGCATCTGTAGCACGATGTCTGGCTGTCTCATTCCTTGAGGAACGAGCATTCCACCTTGTATTATTTTGCCTTGCTTAGGGCTGTTTTTCTTTTTTCTGTTCATAGCAATGTTGGTCTTAAGCCGTCAGCTTGTATTTGCCAACGACTATTGTTCTTAAGTTCATCTTCAGGCATCAATGGAGCACCGTCAATCGTTACGTCTCCTCCCATTACGCCTTTCAGCCATTCTATAGCACGCTCATATCTATCCTGGCGTATCTTCGCAATCTTATAAGGGTTGTGCTGTGTGAAGATATGATAGATAGCGATGTCAAGCGCAAACATAAGAATGAGTGGGTGTCTATCTTCCCCTCTTGCGGAAAAGATGGCGTTACAATCATAAATCTTGTTCAGATACCCCCTCATCTCACTTACCGCTCTATCCTCACATATCTCAACTATCTGAGGATCATAAGTTGGACTTTCTTTACGCAGCAGCGCATCAAGTATCTCGCGGTGAATACTTGCATCGTAGTCTTCTATATTGATAAAGTTATTCATAATCACATCTTATAAGGATTTTGCTCATCCATTGTATGAAAACTGATAGTTATAGTGGGTTCAACCTCTGCCATCTTCTCATCTAACATTGTGAATCCACCTTCAAGAGAGTCAGGTCCATCAGCTGGATATGGTAAGTTAAGCTCAAAGAGTTTGCACTGATTGATAAGCTCCTGCATCATAGGGTTGTCTTTTTCCTCTTCATTGAATACCCATTGACAATTACGATCAATCGGTTCAAGGTTGGCTTCGATACGTGTTGCTTTATCAGCTTTCTTTCGTCCATCACTTCGTATAAAAAGAGTTGTTTTTCGTCGCTGCTGCTCCTCACGTAGTAGTGGCTTGAACACCTGCTCGTAGAAAGGGTCTTGCAGTTTATTGTTCTCTATGTACCAATATACAGGAACCTTGCCTCCTACGTATTTATCAAGTTCAAAGTACCAGCCAATAAAGTTTGCATTTGTCTCGTGAGCCAAAAAACCTTTTATAATGTAGTAGATACCTTTATACTTGCCAATTAGCCAAAGAGACTTGGTAGACGAACCTTTCTTTTTGCTGTCAGAATAAGCAGGGTCTCCATATCCGATAAGGAACTTAAACTTAGACAAAGCAGGGACTTTCCCGAATGGAAGATTACGGAAGATCTTACCTTCTGAAACAGGATTATTGAAGTACTCTGCTTGTACGGCTCTTGCAGATATACCAGCAAGGACTGTATTAATCTGCTCCTCAGTGTTTTTTGCAGGCCAAGTAGATTTTCCACTCTTATCGCGGATGTTTACAATATCCCAGTTTTTTGCTATTGCTCCAGCACGTGCAATACAGCAGTCTTTTGCAATGATATTACCACACCAAAGTATCAGAGTCGGCTCAGAGATAGAACGTGTTGGATAGAGTGCACCTTCAAACCAATCCCACTTCTTTTTAAGAGTCTCAGGGTTACGACAATCCTCATCAGTGTCATAGTCATCAAGATAGATGACATCAGGTCGAACAGCTTCATTTCTTGCACCACGAGGAGCACTACCAGCACCAAGCGCAATGAACTTAGCACCACAGCGACATGTGAAGTCTGTTTCTGTCCATTGCCCTACAAGCTGTTGAATGCCATAAAATTGCTTAATACGTGGGTTGTTCTCAAAATTAAGTCTGAAAGGTGTAAGTAAACGTGTTGCTGAAGTTATAGTTGCCGAAGCTAACACAATGAACTTCTTACGCCCAGTGAGTGCAAGATACATCAAGACAAACATAGATACAGTAGACTTTGCCAGCTCACGACTCCACGAAAGCACTTCGTACCATTCATCGTGTTCAATAATACGACGAATAGCACGCACGTGAAAAGGTGCAAATTCATATTTAGCATACTTGGGAAAGAAATACTGAATCCATTTAATAGGATCTTGTTCCAGTTCCTTTCGTCTGCATTCAATATCACGTCTTGACAGCCCATTCTCAACAGGCATATCAGAGGTGAATGATTTATGAAATTCCTCCCAGTTCCTTAATGCAATTCTTTCTTCCTGTGTCATTTCGCCTTTGCCATTTGATCCTTGATAAACGCATCAAAGAGGTTGTTAAACTGCTTAGCTGCATCAATATCAAGAGGACGTAGCCAAGACAGAAAGCGCATAGCGACACTGATGCAGTCTGCAACACCAACATCACTTTCTAACTTTTTGACAGCACCAGCGAGCTTAGCAAGCGCATCGGCCTCCTGTGCTGTAGCAAACCTCTTACCTTCTTCACGATTTTGAATATTGTTGTTGATTTCAACAATCTGCCGCTGGAACTGTGCTATAATCTGGTCAGGGGTAATCGTAAATGAAGCCTTCAACTCTTCCCAGTTGCCTTCACGTACCCAGCGAGAGACCGTCTGCCTTGTAGTTCCGACCTTAGCAGCAATCTCCTCTTGTGTGCAATATCCCTCCATATAGAGGGACTTTGCGATACCTTTTTTATCTATATTTGTCTTTGTCATATTGCCTAAATCTTTTGCAAATATCTTATATTTTATGGACTTTTTGAAATCCATTATTTATAACAACGTTGTCTGTTTGCTCCATAAAATCAGCGGTTTGTGCTATGAATTTACGATTTTGTTACTCCCAGAAAAAACATGATATTTGCATCAAAAATTGAAATAATGAGTTCAAACTTTTTCAACATTATACCTGGTAATGGAACTGTAGCTATCCTCTTATATGGAGAGGTCGGTAATGGTCAGCCTGTAGACAGCGGACGGGTGGTCAGTGAACTACTTGCCTTGCAAAGTCAGTATGATAAGATTGATGTACGCATCAATAGCAATGGTGGTGATGTTTTCAGTGGAATCGCCATTTACAATGCTCTTCGCACTTCAACGGCAGACATTAATATATATGTTGATGGTGTTGCTGCCAGCATTGCTGCTATTATTGCCCTCTGTGGTAAGCCACTCTATATGAGTCCGTATGCTAAGCTCATGCTTCATAGCGTAAGCGGAGGTACGTGTGGCAATGCTTCAGACCTGCGCAGGATGACTACAGTAATGGAGGAGCTGGAACGTAATCTTGCTGGTATGATTGCTGCACGCTGCGGAATGAGTGCGGAAGATGTATCAGCAAAGTTCTTTGACGAGGTCGATCATTGGATAAGTGCACAAGAAGCTGTTGAAATGAAGCTTGCAGATGGAGTGTACGATATGCAGGATAATGGAGAACCAGCACCTAAAACACATGAAGAGATATATCAATATTTCAATAACAGGTTGACTAATCAACCAAAAAACTATCAAAACATGGCATTAATAGACCAATTAAAGAGCATCCCATCATTTAGTAATATCACTGATGAGACTGCAATCGTGAACAAAGTCAGAGAGTTGGCAAACAAGGCAACTAAGGTAGATGCTCTTGAAACAGCCAATGCTGAGTACAAACAGCAACTTCAGTTATCTGAAGCAAAGGAACAGGAGGCTATCGTTGACAAGGCTATCAGTGACGGTCGTATTACAGCAGAGCAGAAAGCGCACTATGTTAAGCTTATGGCAGCTGACCGTACGACAACAGAAGAACTCTTGAACAGCATCAAGCAGATGCCTAAGCCTCGTGCTGCTTCGTACATCAATCCAGATGGTACTGGTAGCTACAGTTTCACCAATAAGACTTGGGACGAACTTGATAAGGCTGGACGTCTTGGCGACTTAAAGAGTCAGAACAAGGACCTTTTTGCAGCCAAGTTCAAGGAGAAGTTCGGTGTAGACTACCGCGAGTTAGAAATACAATACAAATTTAAAAGATAAGAAACTATGGCATTAAACAAAGAAATCTGGCAATCCGACATCGTAGAGAACTTCTACCCTGACAATTCCTTTGCTTCTAAGAGTGTTGACGACTCTGTGTTTGTTGAGAACCACAAGGTACACATTCCTAACGCTGGTACTCCTTCAAACGTAGAGAGGAACCGCACTCAGAAGCCTGCTACAAGCAAGCAACGTACTGACCACGATCTTGAGTACGATATGGACGAGCTGACCACCGACCCAGTCTATATTCCAAACATTGACATGGTCGAGCTTAGCTATAACAAGCGTAACTCTATCTTGAGTAATGACCGCGCTCAGTTGCAAGAGGCTGCTCATCTCAATTTGCTTGATCGTTGGGGTCAGGGTGTTGATACTAAAAACATCATCAGTACGTCAGGTACAAGCAAAACCACAGCTCATACATCGTCTGCTGCTACAGGTATGCGTAAGTCTATCTGTAAGGCAGATGTTCGTAAGCTTATGACTGCTATGGATGCAGACAATGTTCCTGAGCAGGGACGTTACCTCTTGCTTGACGCGTTTATGTATGCTGACTTGTTAGCAGACCTTGCTGAAAAGGATCAGTTTATGTTCCTTAACTCTGCTGACCAGCAGAAGGGTATCCTTGGAAATCTCTATGGCTTCAATATTATGAAAAGAAGTCGAGTTCTTCGCCTTAATAACGGCACAAAGAAGGTTCTTAGCTGGGATAAGCAAGATACCGCAGATGAACTTGCAGCTGCTCTTGCTTGGCACGAGAATTCTGTTAGCCGTGCTATGGGTGAGGTCAAGATGTTTGACTCAACTGATAATCCACTGTACTATGGTGACATCTACTCTTTCTTGCTACGTACCGGTGGTTGCGTTCGTCGCTACGACAAGAAGGGTGTCTACCTTCTCGCAGAATCTTTAACCGCTTAACTTGTGAGTTATGTTACCGAGAATTAGAATTAGATACATGAATGGCCTACTGGGCACCGTCGGGGAAAGTCCCGACGGCCTGTTCGCCTTGGTGTGTAGTGCGACTGCTGTTAATGACACATTCGCTCTGGAGCGTGCTTATACTATTCAGAGTGTAGACAGTTTGACAGCACTTGGCATCACTGCAGCGAATAACGCCAGACTTTACAAGCATATCTCAGACTTCTATACAGAAGCAGAGAATGGAACAAAGCTGGTGATCTTCGGAGTTGACAAGGCTAAGACCATGACGGAACTCTGCGACCGCCAGACTGGAGCAGTGAAGAAACTCATTGTTAGCCAGAATGGAGCATTGCGTGGAATCTTCGTTGCACGTGACAATACAACAAAAGCTGCAGCAACTGATGGTTTAGAGGCAGACGTATTTACAGCCTTAACAAAGGCACAACAGACTGCAGAATGGTCAACAACTGACCTGTATGCTCCTTTATTCTTTATCTTGGAAGGACGTGGTTATACAGGTACAACGCTGAAAGACCTTAGCAACGAAACGTACAATCGTGTCGGTGTTCTGTTGGGTGACACAGAAGCTGACTCACAGGGTGCATGTGTCGGTACTTTAGCTGGTCGCTTAGCAAGCCTTCCTGTACAGCGTAATATTGGTCGTGTCAAGAATGGAGCATTGAAAACAACTCTGCTCTATGTTGGCAAGAAGAAGGTAGAAGAGGATAGCGAAGTTATCTCTTCTATTCACGATAAGGGTTATATCACAGCACGAAAGTATGTTGGACGCAGTGGTTACTTCTTTGCCGACGACCGACTGGCGTGTGTTGAGACTGATGATTATGCTCATCTGTCAAACCGCCGTGTCATTGATAAGGCTTATCGTATTGCCTATAACACTCTGTTGGATATGATGCTGGATGAGTTGGAAATCAATTCCGACGGCACAATGCAGACAGGAGTTATTACAAGCTGGCAGCAGACAGTAGAGAACGCTATTAATCGTTCTATGACCGCTGCAGGAGAATTGAGTGCCGGTAATAACGGCGAAGGTTGTTCTTGTTACATAGATCCAAAACAGAATGTGGTTGCGACCTCAAAGGTTGAAATGACATTGAAGGTTCGTCCATTCGGTTATGCTCGCTATGTTGATGTCAACCTTGGTTTCCAAGTAACAACAGTATAGACATGGTAAATACTAAAGAATACGGCTGGTCAGATGTGACCGTAGTTGTTGCAGGTAGGCCTGTAACTGGACTTCGAGGCGTGAAATATGGCTCGAAGCAAGAGAAAGAACTGCTGTATGCCAAAGGCAACAAGCCTCACGGTATTCAGCATGGCAATATAGATTACAGTGGTGAACTGACATTACTGCAGAGCGAGTACCAAGCTTTGAAGAGTGCTGCTAATGGCAATATCCTCAATATGAGCTTTGATATCGTTGTGGCTTACGGAAATCCTGAAAACGGTGATCCTATCACAACAGACATTCTCAAAGGAGTGGAGTTGACAGAAGATCAGACAGAATGGAAGCAAGGTGACAAGTTTCAAGAAAAGTCTCTGCCATTCATCTACATTGACCAAAAGAGTTATTAACAATCAAATATCGAAGATATGAATTATTCAAAAGAAGATATCAATAAGTGGAAAGCCACGCATGGTGATTTGTTTGAAATCAGCGTAGAGGGCAAGTCTTGTGTGTTGCACAAGCCTACACGTCAGGACCTGAGCTATGCCAGCGTAATCAAAGACCCTATCAAGATGAGCGAGGTCATGTTGAAGCAGCTCTGGGTTGCCGGTGATGAGGAAATCAAAACCAATGATGAACTCTTCATGGCAGTAGTTGCCAAGATGGATGAGGTCTTGAAGGTAAAGGAGGCTGAGATAAAAAAACTTTAGAGGAGGCCGGGGTTGATGACTTTGACAACGCCCAGGATATTATCTTCATAGATACTATGCTGCGCTACTACCTAAGCGTTGACCCTGAACTCCTACCAGACGAGAAATGGGCATCAACACTCAGCGCACTCAAAGAGATAAGAAAAATAGAAAAGGACTCTAATAATGGACAGCGTACTTAAGTTTTTAATAAAACTACAAGCAGATGGCGGTAATGTTCTGACGGTTGCTCGTCAGACTTCCACCCAGCTGGACGATATATCACGTAAGGCACGTACTACAGGTGCACGCCTACGTGAGGCTTTTTCATTTTCGACACTCAAGAGTTCTCTGATGTCCATTCCTGGAATGGAACTCCTTACCAACCCTTATGCCCTTGTTGCTGGTGCTGTTGGTGCTATTACTAAGATAGGTGCAGAAGCAGAACAAACAGCCGTTGCCTTTACAACCTTAGTAGGAAGTGAGACAAAAGCTAAAGGAATGCTTTCTGAAATTGCCAAGTTTGCAGCTGAATCACCTTTTGGTAAGTTAGACTTGACTGAGAATGCGAAGACTATGCTTAACTTCGGAGTGGAGACAGGAAAAGTTCTACCACTTCTTAAACAGTTAGGAGATATCTCTGGAGGAAATAAGCAAGCTTTGCAAAGCTTATCATTAGTGCTTGGTCAAGTATCAGCAGCTGGTAAGTTAGCTGGACAGGATAACCTGCAGTTTATCAATGCTGGTTTTAATCCATTGCAAGAACTTGCTAAGATGACAGGTGAATCTTATGCGAAGTTGCAGGATAGGATGTCAAAGGGACAAATCACCTTTGAAAATGTTGTGCAAGCAATTCAACACGCTTCTGGAGAAGGTGGAAAGTTTTTCAGTATGATGGATAAGCAGTCTCAGACAGTCGCAGGTAAATTTGCTACGCTACAAGACACGTTTATTCAATTAGCCGTTGATATTTATAATAAGATTCAACCTTACGTATCTCAAGCTCTTGATCTCTTTATAAGTATAGTTCCTGTTATTGCTGAAGCAATAGCAAAAGTTATCAATGTGATAGAGGGTGTTATAGGGTTTGTATCACGGTTTAAGATGGAGATATTAGCTCTGTCGTCTGTCATTGGTGTTGCTACAATAGTCTTTAATGCACAGGCAATAGCGATGTCAGCTTATGCAGCTGCTATCGGTGTTGTGACAACTGTAACGAGGATATGGACTGGTGTTCAATGGTTACTCAATGCTGCGATGGATGCAAATCCTATCGGACTTATTATCATAGGTATCGCAGCCTTAGTCGCAGCAGTTGTCTATTGTTGGAATAAGTTTGCTGGATTTCGTGCCTTCATTTTGTCAATGTGGGATACATTAAAGGGGTTTGGTAATATCATCAAAGACTATATCATCAATCGCTTCAATGAGATGCTTGCAGGACTTGGTAAGCTCGGTGAAGCCTTAAAGAAACTATTCTCTGGAGACTTTCAAGGAGCAGCAGCTTCTGCAATGGAGGGTTTCAAGAAGTTGTCTGGAGTTGAAAGTACTGCCAAGGCTATCAATGGAACCAAACAGATTGTGAGTGGTGTTGGAGGGAATTTTCAGACACACCTTCGACAAGAACAGCAGAAGGACAAAAAGACATCTTCTGCTAAGAAAGAGAATAAGATAAGTACCCCTGGATTAAGTGGTAGCACAGGTGCCGTAGTTTTTGGAGAAGGTGAAAGCAAAGGCAAGAAGGGAAAGAAAGGTAAAAAGGGTGGTAAGAAAGGTGGTCGCAAGTCAGCCGAGGAACTTGCTACTGGTGGCACTCGCAACACTTCCATCACTATGCACATCGGAAAATTCTTCGATAATATCAATGTTTATATGAACGATAAGACTGACACTGCGGAACTTGAACGAACTATTCTGCAAAGTATGAACCGAGCGTTAGCTATAGCAGCAAGTACAGACAGATGAACAAGGTAGCAAGATTTGCACTCGAAAACATAGCTCTGAGAGTTACAGGCAACAAGATTCCTCCTTACTGGCTGTTCAATGTGAATAAGCTCAGAGAGGTGGACGAAGAGGAATATAATGAAATCAAGTCAATGAGTGATGAGGAGTTGGAAGATACTGTTCGCACTAATGCACTTGGTATACCAATGCAACTACCTCTTCGTCTACGCCTTGAAGAAAGTGGTGCCCAAGAGTGGCTTTTGCCAATTGAGCCGATGATTAGTCTGCAAGGTCAGAATATTATCGTGCGGCGACATGTCAACAAAGGTGCTGTAAAAGGAAGCATTAAGGAGCGGTGGTCACAAGATGATTATACTATCAGTATAGAAGGTATCCTTATCGGTGAAAATGGTAAATATCCTGAGGAAGACGTAAGCCGTTTACGCTCATTCTGTGAAGCTGGACGAGTGACTGCGTTAAACCCTTTACTGGAAATATTCGGTATATCGCATCTCGTTATTGAAAGCTGGGAGATTCCTTTCACAAGTGGCTCTTCTAATCAGAACTATTCGCTAAAGGCATATAGTGATGACATGTATAAACTTCTCTTAAATCAACAGGACTTAAAACGATAGGCTTATGTACACAATGGCTTACGATATAGAGATAGGAGGTTGGCACGTTGGAATGCTTGACAGTGTTGAGGTGCATCGAAGTGTCGAACTACTTGCTGATACGGCAACTATAACATTACCAGGTGCGCAGTATAATGTAGCCTTGGATGTTGAAGATAAACTTCACAGAGGTGATAAGGTTATTATTCGCTTTGGATATAAGGAAGAAGGCTTAAAGGAGGAGTTCACTGGCTGGCTGCAACAAATCAGTACAGATGGTGGCAATATTAAGCTGACTTGTGAGGATGATCTGTACACCTTTCGTAAGGAACTTAAAAACGAAGTACTGAAGAAAGTTTCACTTGCTGATCTTCTTAAGAAGGTGGTGCAGGGAATTGGGAAGAACTACTCTATTCAATGCTCTTACAGCTGGACCTATGCTAAGTTTGTCATTCACAATGCTACTGGATATGATGTGCT